AGTCGTAGTCGACTCTTTAACTCGGTCTTTGACAACAAGGGCCATGCCGCGCTCTCCTTAAAGTGTTTAGGCGATACGGATGATAGCGTTGGACGCATCCGCAGTTGGGAATACAATTTGGAAATCGCCAGATGTCGAAGTCTTGTCAGCACCAAAGTCTAGAACCACAACAGTGTTTGTTGTACCCGTGCCTGCACCTTCGGTTGTGTTGTAAATCAACGCACCGCGAGCTGTGATTGTAGCAGACGTAAACGTAAGGTCCGCAAAGTCTGTAAACGCTGTCGTGCCCGAAGAGGTTGGGTCGATGCGTGTAAGCTCACCGCCACCTGCAGCATACGAACCAGAGTCGCCTACCTCGTTGGTAGCGGTGTAATCCGTAGTTGCTGCCGTGAAGGAAGCGTTATTATCATACAGGGCGAGTTTAAACGTGTCGCCGCCGCTGAGTGAAAAGTTATGTCCGCCTTCAAGAAGTTCTTTCTTGAATGACGTGCACATGAAGTTACCGGTGAAAGCCATGTCAAAGTCTCCTTATAAGATCGGCCAGTTCAGGGTGCCCTGCATCATTGAGGGCATTATACACAGTTGTGCGGTCACTGCGAATAGCTTGGCGCATATAATACGCTACTAGGGTCTCGATGTGCTTAGAGTACGCACGGGCTTGGTCTCGAATACCCGGATGGGCACTGTCGGAGACCGATATTAGCTTTTGTACGCATTGTTCCGCCAACTCTTCCGGGGTAAAACCACGATTGTCCGAGGTTTTAATATCTACCAAACTTGTATTTTGAGGTACATTTACGTCGAGTTTAAACATTGTGCCCCTCTAACTCACTGGATTCTTTGGTTGGCCGGAACGGTAAGTATCACCGCGTAGTTTGCCATCCCCGAGGTTTTTCAACAGGCCGATAGATAGCGTGAACATCTTGTTGTACATGTCCACCATGTCCGCTTCACCCTTCATAAAGCGAATAGCCTCTACAAGCGCACCATTAAGTAGCGCAGAGTCAAACTCCTCGCCGAGCCATGTAGTGCCTGCAGTAACGATGGACTCAGGATAGTATCCGTAATGCAGCTCCGTAAAGTAATCCGCGTCTGGAGCAGGCCCTAGAATAAACGAGTCGTCAGTAAAGTTTGCATAGTGCGCTGGAACGCCAGTACTCGACGCATTTGGATACGCCTCGCGGATAAAGTTCACATCTTTATCCAGTAGGAACACATAGTTCCCCGAAGCATCCTCAACCGCTAAGCTGTAAGTGTACAAATAGTCCGGCGGCACCGCGAGGTACTTATCACCAGCTACCAAAGTAGCCGTGACGTTCTTACGCAGGGCTGGGATTTGAACCGTATTGTATATCTTCTGCTCGGTCTGTTGAGTGAACATAGCGAGCTGGTCATCGGTGAACGTATTTTCACAGATGTCTTGGATATTAGTTTTCAGCTCGGTATAATCCATTGTTTACGCCATTGGCCCTCGTGCATACAGGCCCTTAGTCGCCGCACCAGTGCCACGCACTTTAACACCTTTAGACTTGGGAGCCTTGTTCATTTTCTTGGGCTTTGTAACTTTACCGCCCGCTTTCATCCGTGTTGTATTGCAGTTCGCCATAGCATTATCTCCTAAGATGTTATTACAGTAACTTGCCCAACAAATCCAGTCCCCACTAGATTATCGTCGACGAGGTTAAACGGGTCCTGCAGGCCCACAGGGTTCCACCCATAGTGAAAGCCACGCGCTGGTATAAGTTCTGCTGTGTCTGGGCGGGGATTACGTAATGCCTGTGGATCATCTACAGGAAACTCTCCTAGTTTAAGCTGTGGGTGGTCTGGGCTCCAACAGTCTTCGCAGGCAAGAACGTTAGTGTTACGTCCTTTAACGTATAACGCCTTTAGCTCTTTCAGCTTGTAAGAGAACCCGCAGACATCGCATATACCTAACGCTTTCTTAGCTGAAGCAAACCGCGTGCTCATCTAATAACCCCCACGCGCGGTACAAAACGTACAGGAGCCTTTTCACGGTCTTCTTCCGCGGCCAACCTAAACTGCTCTTCATAAGTTGCCTTCAGCATCTCAATACGTGGCGCCAATTCTGGGACTTTCATGGCAATGTTGTACGCCAACCCAGCGACCAGACATGGAAAAAAGCGGAAATTCATATCCGCTGTTTGTGCACCTGATCCTGCGTCCTCGACACGACGTAGGCGCCAATACACTAACGTGTAATCGTCGCTCTCCGGCACTGGCCAGACATTGACCCGTGGGTTGTCCCGTAGGCGTTCGATCCAGAGCTGAATAGGGCGCCCAGTGTTCGTTTTGTTTGGGATAGACGCGTACGTGCTGACGCTAATCCGAGATATGGTTAGGTCCTGTTGGGTTGTACCACTTCCTGTACGCACAACCTGCTCAAGCAAATCAATAGTATCCGCAGGTAGGTCGTACTGGCCTACGCCTTGAGTCAGACTGACAGTGCCTTCATCAATGGTCCACAAGTTAATACCACGGTTCTGCCACTCGATGGTCATCAAGTTCATAGAACGACGTGCGGTACGAAGGTCGTACCCAGAACGCATCTCACGGCCCGCACGTTCCCATGCTTCTTCGGCGATCTCCGTGAAGTCCATGTTGAACGCTGTGGTGCCTGATGTCGTCATTTCTTAGTCTTCCGTTTTGCAGGAGAGACGCGCCGTGGTTTGCCCGCAGGTTGCCCTAATCGTTTTTTCTCGGTGATCTTCTTACGCTTTTCCGACGTACTCATCTCACCGCTGGTCTTCGGGGTTTTGCTAGAGACCTTCTTTGTAGGCCTACAGTACGGTGTGCCCCGCTTCTCACCTTCTTTGCGTCCGCAAGCCTTGCCAGTGCGCACATCTTTCCAGTCCTCTTTGAACCAACGTTTGAGTGCTGCGCCTTTCTTTGTCTTACGAACGGCCATTACTTCTTCCCCTTGCTGCCCCAGTTCTTAGCGCCAACCTTACGGCACTTAGCTATGGCTCCAGAGGCATAGGCGGACGGGAAGACTTTATAGCGGGATTTAACCTTGCTATAACACGCGTCTTTTACCGCTCCGCCTTTTTTGTAGTACCTGCGCATCAGGAACCCTTCATTTTCACCATCTTACAGGGGCGTACTGCACCGCCACGGGCCATACCACAGCCGCGAACTTTGCCGCCAGCCTTCATGCCAGTAAGACGCTTGACGCCCTCTGCGCCATAGTTTTCCATAGGGTCAATACCGCGTGTGCCTTGGCTTCCGGGAGTATTGCCGATCATCTCAGGGCGCATTTTAGGGCGCATGGACTTCTTAGGGGCGCCGCCGCGCTTAGACATCATCTCTTCCATGTCTTTGGGGCGCATTTTAGGGCGCATGGACTTCTTAGGGGCGCCTCCAGCTTGATATTTTTTCACGGTTTCACCTTTCTTTGTTTTGTGCTCGCTGTCTTTCATCATTGTCCCATCAGGCATCCGATGATAGCCAACTTTGCCACTTTTGTTTGAGCCTTTTGCGGGCATTTTATTCCCCCGTAGTTGGGTTTTCATCTGGGTACGAGAAATAGCCACCTAGCAGTTCCATTTCCGTAAGCTCTTGTTGATACGACTGTCTGGGTCATTTGCCGTCTTAGAGCTAGTATTCTTGGCCTTCATACCCTTCATACGAGAGCAGAAAGACTTCCGACGATTAGCGGCCTTTGACCCCTTCTTGAGCTTACTCGGCTTGGTAGTAACAGCGGTCTTCAGCTTGCTTCCGGGGTTGGCTTTTCGGTAGCTTTCCACACCCTTTTTGTTCAAGCCACCAGACTCGCTCTTACCTTCTTTGCGTGTCCACGCAGGGGACTTCTTAACTGAGCCGCCTTTTTTGTAGTAACACCGCATAGAGCACCTCTAGCTGTAGAACACTGTCATCGCGCTGATGTTGGTCATCGCAGTGATAAGCACATCGTCCTGACACCGGATACCCCAATCAGGGATGTTTACGGAGTGTGAGTCTGAAGCAAGAAAGTCAAGATCAAGCACGGTACGCCCCCCAGAACCATCGGTGATGATAAGACGACCTGCGCCACCTGCTGTAGTCAGCACCTGAACCTGCCGGATACGTGCTGGACCTACCCCCAAGGATGCTGCCGCGGTAACTCGTTTCGCCTGTACGTCTGAATTAGACATCCGTTATCCCTTCTTTTTTGAAGGACGGCCACGTTTCTTAACAGGTTTATCTTCCCACGCCTCATTTACATCAGGTGTAGAAGGGTTGTCTGCTTTAAGTGTACCGTT